AAAGACTAGCTTCCGATGCAAGCATACCAAGTCCAAGACCTGGATAAATCAATGCGTTATTTGCCTGACCGATCACATAATCAACTCCCTTATAGGATACTGTATCTGCAGGAATACCTGTTGCGACAAATGCTTTACCATCAGACCATGTGATAATATCTCGTCACTCGCTCCATAACAAAATAAACCGCTTAAATAGCGGTTTTTCTTATGCTCTGGTCAACTTTTGGTCAACTTTTAGACATTTTTTCGATAATATTTAACATTTCAGCATCTGTTTGCTCTAAAAGATGTGAATACGTATTTAGAGTAATGTCAATCTTGCTATGACCAAGATGTTTAGATACTGCGATGATATTGCATCCGTTACTAATTGCATTGGTGGCGAAGCTGTGACGTAAACCGTGTATTGTTACTTTTTGATTAATTGTAGCTGCTTTTTTCTTGGCTCTATCAAATTCACGCTGGATTCCTGAGATGGATAGCGAGTGTTCAGAGCCGAATAAGTAAACTCCATCTACATCTAGCAATGGTTTAATTGTATCTATCACAATGCCTGTTAAATTGATTTTACGGGGCTTTCCTGTTTTTGTGGGTAATTCTCCATTCGAGAAATGTTTGATTGATTTAACGATATTTGCTGTACGTTCTACAACGTTTATATCATCATGGTGTAAAGCCATTGCTTCACCACGTCTACAACCGGTCCAATACAAGAAGATGAAGAACTTTTTATAAATTTCTATTTCAACGCATTTTAAGAATGAATTGAATTCTTCGATGGTCCAAACCTGCTGCTCTTCCTGGATTTCTCTAGGGCGCTTTAGTGGCTTTAGAACATGATCAACTGCAGGTAGTCCATAAAATTTATTAGCATAGTTAAATACAGCTCTGACATATTGCACAGTTGTATTTTTAGTTCTGAATGCATACTTATCATTTTTTGATAGATCTGCTCTCCATGCATCTAATTGCAATGGAGTTATCTTTTTAATTGGTTGTTCATAGAATTCAGAAAATCTCTGAACAAAGTGAGTTCTTTTAATCTGGCGCATCGTATCGGATGATTCGATGCTACTCATATATTGCTCTGCCATTTCTCTAAAAGTTAACTCACCGGATGTATCTTGAGTTAATCGCTGTGCATCAGCTTCGGCGTGTAATGCGTCACGCTTCGTTGCAAAGCCACGCTTCTTTTTCCATGATACTTTATTCGTAATTGGGTTTTTTACTTTAAAAACGTAATACCAAAGCCCTGTAGACTTATCTTTTGCGACTGACATATAAACCTACTTTCTAGTTTAAATACAAGTCATTTTTTGTACCGTAGCATAATTTCAAAATTATAATTTGTTGAGTCTTGTTCCCAAATCGGATTTCCAATATCATTTTCACTAAGTTTTTTATATTTTCCACCTTTTATCTCAACTTTTACCCAATCAATGGTATGGATAATTTTTAACAAACCTTTATTCTCTGTTTTTGGAATGTAACCTATACAGATATACTCACCATCCGAATTCTCTGCCAGAACTTTAATTGCGTTATGATCGTACGCGTTGTCCGGCTCTGGCTCAAGCGCTGCATTAATAGTTAAAGGCTCATATTTCCAAATTCTATCAGTGATAAATTCTTCATCTGCCTTTTTTGCACTATATGACCATTCATCTGTTTTTTGGAATTCATCTGCCTGTTCTAAATTCTTTATTAATGATTTGATATCTTTTTCTTTATAGTTTGTTCCGAAAACAGGGCAACTGAAGTATTCATAATTATCTATAGCATTTATTATATTCTGACTTGTTTGCTGATTTTTCTGTTTATTTTCGATTGTCACAGATTCATCCGCTGTGTTTTTTGTTTTAGTTTGAAGTGTTTCTAAATTTTGGACAATTGATGATTTGCTTGCACGTAGTTTTTTCCATAATTTGATATCAATAAATAGCATGAATATCGTGAATAAAAATGGAATAATAAAAGAATTATTAAAACCTTTAGAAAGTTCTATTGCTGTGCCAAGAAGTAATATTATTGTGAATAATGAAAGGGCAATAAATAAAATCCAAAGTAATATTTTTTTGATTAACATAATATATTCTCCTTTAGAACTTTCTTCTTAGTTCAATTACTTTTCCTATGATTGCTACAGGTTTATCCTGGATGTCAGACTGACTGAAAAACATTGGTGGATATGAGGGATTTAATGAATGAAGAATAATGCCATCACTATTCTTAAATAACTTTTTGCAGCAAGCTTCATCACCATTAACTTTTGCAATGACTATATCACCATTATTAGCATCTGATTGGCTTTTAACGATAACGATATCATTTTCGTTTAAATCCGGCTGCATCGAATCGCCTTTAATTCGTAATGCTAAATATGTGCCGGCTTTCGCTAACTTAGGGTCTATTTCTTCCCATTCGTCTGGATCATCATAGTTAACTTCTTCGATTGCCAAATTAGGAATGCCTGCTCTACTTGTTCCAAGAATAGGAATGAGAGAGCCTTTTTTAATTTTATCTTTCCAGTTAGGGCCAAATTTAGACATAGAAGCAGCAGAATAGTGCGCTTGTACATCTTCTATTGTCGGGGTAAACATATTATCTTCGGCGAGTTTGGAATAAAGCTCATCATCTGTTTTATATTCTGATGTTCCCTGTAGCCAATCAGCTTTTACACCGAAGTAATTCGCTATCTTCTGTAACTTTTCGTATTTAGGAGATGATTTTCCTCTTTTCCAATCGCTGAATGTTGATGGTGGAATACCTGTTGCTTTTGCAACATCTGAACTTTTAACACCTGTTGAATTTAATAATTCTAAATATCTTTCGTACATTTTGCGGTCTCCTTTCAAAAATTTAGAAAACCTAAAAATATGCGTTGACAATTTAGAAATCCTAATATATAGTAATAATGTAGTTAGGAAATCTAAATTAAAAACACCTATTTTATATATATTTTCTTCGCAAGTTAATTATATATAGGATTTCCTAATTACACAATGAAATATATAAATTTTTCTAGAAAGGAGTGAAGAAATGCAGCCAAGTTATGAAAAATTTGAAGATTTTTTGAAACAAAAAAATGTATCAGTCAGCACAATTTGCATAGAAACTGGAATACCAGGAAGTACATTTAGCGATTGGAAGAAAAAGAAAAGTTACCCTAAGGTAGCAAAATTATACAAGATAGCGAATTACTTCGGTGTTCAAATGGAAGATTTATTAAGTAGCACAGGAGATTAATTAATGCGGTTATTTGATTTGATTGAAAACAAGAATATCAGTAACAGATGCTTTTTTAGAAAGAAAAACGGAAGCGAAGAATTTGTACTCTTCTTGATAGATGACCATATTTACATCGCTGACTCGAAAACAAAAGAGAGTCCAGGCATGTGGACTCCATCGATAGATGATTTAAAAGCTGATGATTGGTGTTTCTTAAATTAATTAATGGAAAGGAGTTGCAAAATGCGCATACACAACAACGCTGAACTGGTTCGAATGCCTTATCTGAAAAAAACAGATGTCGGGAGAATTTCCGGATATAAACGTAAAGATCTGAACACGCTGTTTGACGCGGCGCAAGAAATCGATAAGCAAGAACTCGGCATCAATTACATGTTTTCGTACAAAGTCAGAACGAAAACGATAGCACGACTAATTGGGTACACATTAAAAGAACTAATGAACATGTATCCGGAACAAAAGAAAAACGCTCCATCCGTCGAAAGAGTGAGCGCTAGTTAGTGACATGCTTTAAATGTCACTCTCATTATACCAAATAGAAAGTTGAGAGTAAAACATGAAATTAAAAAAGAAATCGATAGTAAGCACATTTGAGAAAATAATTCTATTTGCATTGTATGCATGTATTTTCGTAAGTGTGTTTTTGTTCTTAATTGGGGTTGATGTATGGATTCGTTAATTATTAATAAATTACACCGATTAAAGGGTGAACCAGTAGAAGAAATCATTGATAACGATGTTGTGATTTTAAATGATAATCAAGCAGAAGCTGCATTGCAATTTGAATTATCAAAATTGGATGAATTCCAAAAGAAAGTGAATGAAGGATATGAAAAGAAAACAAATTAAGAATAAAGTGATTGATCAGTCTGTTAGAAATGAAAACCTAGCAGATAAGATATACAGTCTCATCGAAAAAGAAGGGACTACGATGGTTGATTTTGAACGTGTAATGAGACGCGTTAGAAGAACAGTGAAGGAGAACATAAGATTATGACAATCGTTGCAGGAAGATGCTTTAACAGAGGTCTAGAGAATAATGTGGTAACGCTCAAAGACGATGTAATCCGAATTCATAGCTTCGACAAAGATGGATTAGGAATTTATCGAAATGAAATTAACGACATAAACAAGAGTTCTGCATCATTTGTGATGAACCTAAACAAACATGATTATGATGTGCTATCCAAATTTGAACAAATCAAAATCAAGAAAGATGGAGAAACAATCAAATGCACATCTGGAATTAGTAACTTTCAATTTCAAAACAACACAGATATGTATGAAACGCATGCTGCAATTAAGGACCGAAAGGAAATTGGATTGAATCTTAAAGTTTTTGAAAAAGCTGCATCACTTGTATCGAAGAAGAATGGAGTGTTGATCCATTCGAATGGAGTTTGCGCATATGATGAAGAACTTCAATTTCTTTATAAGAATACCCAGAAGTTGGATATAGAAACTCAAATCCATGCACCGATTGATGTTCTTAGATTAAGAGAAAAAGACACTGATTACGTTATCGAAGTAAACAATAAAATCATCATGTTGCAATCTGCCGGCGAATTAATCTATTCAAGTCTATTCGTTAAGACAAATGAAAACTTAGCAGAGTTTGACCCAAAGCTTGATGGTGAAATCAAAATTGAAAATGCAGAAGGGTTCAAGAATATTCTTACACAAGCCGCAGGATTCAATAATGCTATTTATCTTGAAATCAGTGGCATTGGAGAGTTGACAATACAAACAATCATTGCAGGCGAGGACCCACGCGTATACACAACAAAACTCAAAGTAGAAACAAATCTACTTGCATGCAGACGTGCCTTCTCAATTGCCGGCATCTTGAAATGCTTGAATGCAATCGAAACAACTGGACCGGTAACATTGCACTTAAGCGATAAAATGCTTCGCATTGATGGGGATAACGAATTTGTAACGTTAGCAGCGATTCGCACGCCTGAAGATGTAGCAATCGCAATCACAGAGAAAATAGAAGGAGTTCAATAATGACAGAATTAAACGAAGAAATCATCCAGGAAGAGACGGATGAAAGTGTTGAATCATCTGATGATATTTTTGGAATGATTGGAAACAAGCCGGAGCAACTAAAATCAGATAAGAAAGAAATTAAGAAGAGTAACACAAAGAAAACAGAAGAGAAGGAATCAAAAGCCGAACCTGAAAAGTCATATAAATTTCCATTTCAGATTTATTTTGCCGGAACAAATCACGATATGACGGGAGCATTCGAAGAAAATCGCGAATACTCTGCTAAACAGATTACGGATATCATGCTCGCAAATCACTTCTACGAATTTGCCGGCGCTGTAGATTACGATTACATCCAAGAAACAAATACACTTGTAGCAATGTTTATGCAGCACAAGAAAGGATAGATTATGAAAGTTAAATACACTTTCTACATCGTTGGTGTTGGTGGTACTGGATCACTGTTTGCAAGAGATCTACCGCAATTATTAATTGGTACAAATCATCAAATGGTCTTGATTGACGGTGATATCGTTGCAAAAAAGAATGTGGCTAGGCAATCATACCAGTTACAGGATGTCGGATTAAATAAAGCTATCGCATTGGCCAAGAAGATTAATAGCTTCTACAACATACAGTGTGAAGCAATAGATAAGTACATCACGCTGAATGAATTGGCAGAGCGTATCAAAAGAGATTCGTCAGTGCCAGTGATTGTCGGTTGTGTCGATAATGATGCTACAAGAAAACTGCTTGAAGAGACATTTAAGAAACAGAAAGCAGCTGTATATATTGATTCGGCCAATAGTGCATATTCTGGAAACGTATTTGTAACCGTGAAATCAAATAAGGACATACATGGAAAGTTAAGAAGTGAAGTCTACGATTTAAAAAATGATAAGAAGCCAACTGATAAGAGTTGTCAAGAATACGTATCCGAAGGAAATCTACAGTATATGGTGACGAATGCAAAGATGGCAGTCTGTATCCTGGAGCATTGCTTCAACTTGATCACAGACGAACCTATTCTTTCAGGGGTAACGAAAATTGATAGATTTGCGCAAGTACATTACTGAAGAAATACAGTCAAGTTTTAGCAAGCTTCTATATGCAATACATGTTCGTTCATCGGATGGCGGATTTTCTGAATTAATGGATGATGATTTTGATTTTAATTTCTTAAGAGACCTTGCGCCAACCTTGTGTACAACACTCCTTTGCGGGTATGAGGCCGAAGACTTATTCGGTGGATATTTAACGCCGAAAAGCATAACAAACGAGTATATAAATCCAATCATTTACAAATTGCTTACATGTTTCTTCGATGAGTCAGATTTTGAAATCGATGCAATTTCCGGGGACAGCAGTAATGTTGCAAATCATATCCTGGATAAGTATTACAATGACCCAAACGATTCTGCAGCACAATCAATTGCTGAAGATATCTCTAGGTGGTTCGATGTAAATATTTCTAATAAAGAATTTATTCCGATCGACGAAGAGTGTCCTGATGAAGCATATGGCGGTGTCTGTATAATTCGATTTTCTGATAAGTGTAACCAGGAACTGATAAGCGACTTAATGGAATATCTTCCGTTTATTGATACAGATAATGGCACGTGGTCATCATGCACGTTGGGAGATTATGAAGCATACTATTTCAGAATTAATCTTCATTGGCTTGATAATGTCGGAAAATTGGCTGAGTTATTAGAAACGTTGCCTATAAAAGAACACAATGAGATTACATCGAATGTAGATAGATTCATTAATGTTCTTGATATATACCAAGATGATTATCAAAAATGCACCGATAATGAACAAATGATAGAAGATATCATTCAATCATTCTGCTCTGAAATGGAGGTGATTCTATGAGCCAACTTATATGCAGAATTTCAAATAAAAATTCCGATGTAGAAATACTGAAGGTTGATCAAGGAAAAGAAATTTGGAAATCTGTATCAGTGGATACGTTTGTTAGAAGAATTGAAAAATACGCTTATAGAACAGATAAATATATCAAAGATAAACCTAAGCTCGTAAATGTTGAAATCATAGCGATTTCACCTAACCAGGTGATTTATAGACAGCCTGAACATAGACGTATCGTTACATATGCTGGTAAGGCATACACAATCAATTTTCCAAATGCAATCTATCATGTGAGATATACATCAGAAAAAGTTGCAAGCATCAGTATGTATGCATACATGCAATATAGAGGAATCGAGACAAAGCTATACAGATTCCCAATGCCAAACATGACGATGTCAGAAAACATGTGTATAGGCACTGCTGATAGAAAAATCAATACAGATGTATTTGAAACGGTTGAATCAATCGTAGATAGTCAATATACGCACGATAGCGTGGACAACCTAAGAAAGAAGATGTCTACCATCAAATGGTTTAGATATTTAAAAAACAATCATCTGCAGCGTAGTGATTTAAAAGAAGCTATATGCAACTTGAAAGATTTAGTTAGATGAAAGGATAAGAAAAAATGTCAAAAGGAATAAAAGCATTCCTACTTGACACACAGATGGATAAAGATGTTCGGTCTATAGAAGCACGTTATGGACTGACAGGGTACGCAATATTAGTCAAGCTCTGGACGATGATCTATCGAGATGAAGGCTATTACTGTAAGTGGGACGACGACACAAAATACCTGTTCGCCCGAGAAATCGGAGCTGATAAAAAGAAGGTCGAGCAAATTGTAGGGGAGTGTTTGCGAAGAGGATTGTTTTCTTCGGAGATATACAGCCAATTCTCAGTCCTCACTTCTGCTACCATCCAAAAACGTTTCCTTCAATACAAAGCACGTGCGAAATTTGTGGAGATAGAAAAGTGTTTTCAGTGTGTCAATTTTTCACCGAATGAATACAAAAACATTAGAATTGTAGACAATATTTCAAAAAATGCTGACATTTCCGCTACTACTAGATTAGACATGATTAGACTAGATAAGACTGATGATGATATAGGCGATTGCGTTGATTTGAAAAGAATCGAGATGTTATTAATTCAACCAGTTCAAAGAGAAATAGAAGTTTTAAATCCGTGTATGGATAATCAAAATATTGTAGACAGAATCAACCGTACAAAAGAATCGTTGCTGCATGTATTTGCTACCATCACAGAACCATCCGTGATAGCAGGAATTAACAGATGTTCAGACGAAGAAATCAATCAAGTATGGATGCGCGCATGTGAAGTCTATGGATTAGAACCTGGTATTGAAAAACAGGTATTGAATCCTGAAGGATACATGCTAGCAGTAATAGAAAATAAATTTAGGAGGATATAAAGTGATAAAAAAATTTAGTAGATACTTTCCGGAGAGCGTTTAAAAATATTTACGAATCTCTAAAGGAAGAAGAAATTCGAATTGTTAAGAAAGGTAACCGCATCACAGCGGCTTACTACGTCGATGGGAAATGCGTGAGACATGCAAATTCTAAATGTTCAAAAGAAGATAACTTTGATTTCGAGTTTGGATCAAAACTTGCATTCAAAAGAATGTGGGGTGATCCAAATGCTTAAAAAGTTAGGTTGCTTAGGAATAGTTTTTCCGAGTGATACAGCACTAAAACGAAAGTCAAAAGATGAATTGATAGATATGCTTCATAAAGTATTAGAACAAGAACAGAAATCAAAATTACAACCGTTCCCATTTGTTGAGAATGATGGATATTTATTACTTCTGAAAAATGGCTTATGTATTACAGCTCGTTGGTCATACGGTCATTTTAATGATGATACTACTGAAACATGCATCGAAGAAGAAATTGAAAGCATTGTTGCTTTAAAGGACTTAGGACTATGAAGAACAAAGAAAAATATGATTTGAATACATTGAAAATAGAATGGTCACCACAAGTATTTGAAAAAAGACTTTTTACCATAAAAAACAAACGTGATGAAAGTATTATTTTTTCAAAGGAAATGACACCAACAGAAACTGGAACAAATGCATATAATGCATGGTTAGAAGAAGAATATAAGCCTAACGTTCTTGACATTCTTGATGATGTTGAAAAGGCATATTTATCAGCGGTTATCGAGCCATTTAGAAAAGAGGTTGAATTTATCGAGAAAATTAAAAGGTATTCTGACGAAAAAGAATATATATACATGATGATGAAAAAAGATAATGACTATTGCGAACTTCCAGTCTTTGAAAAAGGAACTATGTATAAAGGCATGGAATTAGGTAAGGCATACACCTTAGAGGAGTTGGGGTTATGAAGTACAGAAAGAAACCGGTAATTGTGGAAGCAATTAAATACGACAAGGAGCATATCGGAAAAGTGTTAAGTTTCTGCGGAGTGTTAGATTACAATCCGCACGACAACGAATATTATGTCAAAACGTTAGAGGGACATATGAAAGTAACCGATGGTGATTACATTATCAAGGGAGTAAAGGGTGAGTTATATCCATGCAAGCCTGATATCTTCGAGCAAACTTATGAGGTGGTGAAATGAAAGCATGGATATTAAGTGATAGAACAGGGAATAATCCATATTTAAGCCTTGTATGGGCAGAAACAGCAGGTAAAGCAAAATCACTTGCAAATAGCCCTGATGGCAGCATGTATCAAAGCGATTTAGAAATTGAGGACTGGCGTGATATCAGAGCTGTAAGATTCAGTGATTTTGATGATTGCGAAAAAATGAAAGAAAAGGACATCTGTGTAGAGTTGATTGAAGATCATTGCTGGCATTTTATAGTAGATGATCAGTTTTATGATGAATATAACATTGAAGAATTTAAGGAGCTGTTTGACTGATGAATAAATATCAAGAAGCGTTAGAATACCTAACGGAAGAAGCGTACTCAAATTATTTTAGAAAATACGTTCAAACATCAAAAGAAAAAGTATTTCTATTCAAATCTAAAAAAGCATTACAGGAACTTGTGGATAGGGATACACCGAAGAAACCTAAAAACTGGAAAGCAGAAAGACGACTAAATGGAGCAGTTGAATTTAATTGTCCAGTTTGTAACAGACTATATACCGCACGTGTTAATTTCTGTTCAAGTTGCGGCCAAAGGATAGATTGGAGTGAAGAATGGAAAACATCAATTTAGTAATTGGAATAATCGCACTCATATTATTCATTGTGTTCTGCTGCTGCGTTGGATTGTTTCTGTGTGCATGCATCGTAGCAACGTTTATAAGAGCGTGGTTCATGCTAGAAGATTTTGTCGATGACGTGTTTGGGTGGTGAAGGTAATGAATGATGCAATAAAAGATTTTCTGATAAAAATAATGTCGGAATTTCCACATAGCTTCATTAAATATTACGTTAATGGTGGATTTGAAATAACTCTTGATCAACAAAATATGCTTTGGTTTTCTTTAGGAGAAATAGAGAGTGATATTGAGTTGAAACGAAGATTTATATCAGTTGTAAGCAGGTGTTATAAAACAGAACCGTACAGAACTTCTAAACGTAATATCGAATGGCAACAAAAATATATATCCGCTTTTAATAAAACATTAGGAACTAAATTTAACATTGACGAAATTGCATATATTTACACATATCTTGGGAATGGTTGTAATAAACCGATTGCAATTAAATTCATTGAAAGTGGATATGATCTAAATGTTTTAAAACAACTAATAGCAGAAAGGGATAATGGAGCAAAAGAATGATGACCTATCAAGAAATTTTTAATAAAGCCATTTCCACTTATGGTGAGAAGGCACAGAAACTAATGGCAATCGAAGAAATGAGTGAACTTACAAAAGAAATTTGCAAGGACTTTAGAGGGAAGCTGGACCGTGAACACTTAATCGAGGAAATGGCAGATGTAACAATTACCATAGACCAACTAATGATGATGTACAAGATTACTTTTGAGGAAATTCAGAAAGTGCGTGAAAGAAAATTTGAACGTTTAAAAGAAAGGCTGGAAATGGTGAATGATGAAATCAAGTGATATCGAAAAGGTAGAAACGATATTAACAAAAATAGAATGTTTAAAAAAAGAAACTTCATTTTTAAATTCTTCAAAAGAAAATGGGATAAGTGATTTTTGTGTGAGAGTTAATCATGTTTATTTTGAAATTGATGGTGTTTTAGTTCAAAAAATACTCAATATAATTTTGGAAAATTTTAACTATGAGCTGAATGGATATGTGGAAGAGTTAAAACAACTTGGAGTTGAATACGTAGATGAGACAGCTTAGACGTCTGCAACGGACCAAAGGCTATCTTCGGAAGACACCGGATAAACATGGTAGGGAAATTGTAAAGCCATTCATTAAGAGTGATTTTGATGAAATGATCCGGTGTTGTCTGAATCATAGAGACAAACACGATCCGAGCAGTTGGAAGTATCGTGTATGGTACAGAAACTATATACTGCTTATCCTGGGAGTGAATACAGGCAACAGAATAGAAACCCTTATTGAGTTAACGCCTAGAGATATTGCGGGTGGCCAATATACTTGTAAGGAAATGAAAACCGGAAAAGTACAGCAGTTTACAATGAATGCCGATGTATATGCGACAGTTCGTGAATACATAGAGCGTTATTCAATCCAACCTAATGAATATATCTTTGAATCAAGGCAGGGCTTAAAAGGCTATCCAATCACTAGACAGCAGGCATGGAGAGTAATTAAACAATTGGCCAAAGAAGCAGGCATTGAATATCCTGTTGCTTGCCACAGTTTAAGAAAGTCATATGGTAGATGGTACTGGGATGAAACGCACGACTTACTTACAACGCAGAAGCTGCTGATGCATGAGAGCGCTGCAGAAACAATGCTCTATATCATGTTAGAGCCTTCAGACATACAGGATGTTAGACAGTCTATCAACCACACAGAAAAATGGGGATAGAAAATAAACATTCTTGCATGTACCGAAAACAATAAAAAAATATGCGTGAGTGTAACATTCGATTTATGTAACTGTCATAAATACAGGAAATCAAGATAAATCAATACTGATAAGCGTTATTAAGAAAATACGGCTTTGAAATGAGAGTAACATAGTTCTGATTCTGTTACACTCACAGACTAATAGAAAAAGGAGATAAAAATGTATTCAATTCAAACACAAAATAAAGACACAATTTATTACAATCCAAATGTTAAGAAGCTATATATTGTTGATAAGAGAATAGACAATAAGCTTCAATATGAAGTGCGTGCAACAATAGACAATGAGGATCGTCTGTTGGGGAGATATTCAGACAAAGCGGTAGCACAAGAAGTTATGAACGATTTAATCAGTGATAGCTATTGGAATGATGCAGCTATGTTCTGTATGCCGGAGGATAAGCAAGCATGTCGGTAATAGCATTAATCTCATTTGTACTTGGAGTATTTTATGGTGTGTTTATTATGCTTGCTTCAAAAATTTCAGGAGTAGATGATGACTAGAAAAGAAGATATTGAACTTGCGCTGTTACGCAGAAAGAAAAACGATTTGGAAAAAGAAATCGCAAGAGTTAAGGAAGCACATCGCAGACATGAGTTTGCGGAAGTTAATACATTTCAACTCTTTGTTCTGGAAGATCATTTGCGTTGGGTAGAAAAAAAGATAGCTAGAAGGGAAAGACATGATTACAATTGAAGAACTAAAAAATTATCGCTATCTACAAATGCAAGCACAGGCAATTCAGGAACAGATTAGACAAATGTATTTTCCGATTTCTTCTCCACAGTTGTCTCAAATAGGAACGAAGTCAAATATTCCTGGAGATCCAACGCGGCAGGCTTTCTATAAGATTGAGAGATTAAATCGTGAACTGGAAGAGAAGGTTAATGAAATAGCAGTTCAGATGAAACGGATTCTTGATTGGGTTGATACGATAGACAATCCGGAAATCCAAATCATTATTAGATGGCATTTCATGAATGGCCTAAGCTGGAAAGAAACAGCAAGAAAGATTTATTCAACATCTGATTCTGATAGCTGCAGAAAAAAATTCTATAGATATTTTGAAAGTGTCCGCTAGTGTCCGTTAATGTCCGTTTTATATGTGCTAATATGCTAGTGTAGAAAAAGAACAGATGCGTGGGCAGGTCTGCTCTTTTTTTATAAAACGTTGGTATTAAGTAGATTTTCATTTGAATTCGACTCCTTTATGTGCAACTGCCCACTTATTAAAGGAACATGAGATGAAAGATTACAAACTTGCTGAATATATTAGGCAATTAGAAAAAGACAATAGGCTGTATAGATTTTATAAATCAAAAGCATGGTGTGACTTAAAAGATGAAGTGTTAACTGAAAATCACAATGAGTGTCAACTTTGCAAAGCTGAAGGGAAGATAAGAAAAGCAGAGACGGTACATCATATTAACTATGTACACAATCGTCCTGAACTTGCTTTAAGTAAGACCTTCGTTGATGCTGATGGAATAGAGAAACAAAACCTTATGCCTTTATGTTTTGATTGTCATAATAAGATTCATAAGAGATTTAATTACAAAGAAAACGAAAAAATAACGCAAGAACGATGGTAAATACCCCCCCACTCTCCCGTATGCCATTCTCAAAAGAGAGGGCTTACAACGGGGGAGAATCTGCACAGGTTAGATTTTTCGCACATTATATGAGATTTTTCACAAGAAAGGAGCATGCATGTATGTTAAAAGAGCCGGTCGCAGTCAAAAAGCAAAAAAAAGCGACGAATCATCGAACAAAGAAGGAAATTGCAAAATCAGAAGATGAAGCGTTGGTGCTTCCTGCTAATCAAATTGACGATATTACGAACCCTAAAACGATGTATGCTTTTTTCAAGAATGTATTGATTGAAAATGGTCTTTGGTGGCCGAGCGACGATATCTATTTACAACTATATGTTGAATTGATTTCAGAAAGAGATAAGTTAACTAAAAAAATCAATAAGACGAGCGACGATAATCTTCGAATTGCTTTAGTAAGGGAAAGACATGTGTTGATTTCCGATGCTTTGGAATATGAGAAACAATTAGGATTGACAGTACTTGCAAGAGCACAACTGTTACGTAAGAAAGATGCCAAGAAAAAGCCAACCGCAAAAGACAAAGCAATCGCACTTATGTAGAGACATAAAACAGTGTCCTGAAATATGGGATTATTTCAAAGCCATAAAGCAAAAAAAGATAAGAACAAATAAGCGCATTAAAGCGTTGGTATCATTTGTAGAAAAAGAGTTTGCAAAAGGAGAAATCTATATTCGACTTGATGAAGTTGAAAAATATATGTCATTTGAAATTTTGTTTCCATTTAAATTGATGCCATGGGAAAAATGTGCTTTTGTTTTACACAACTGTGTGCGTCGGATTTCTGATGAAAGTTTACGATGGCCGGATTTATATTTATATCTTGGTCGTGGTAATGGAAAAAACGGATATGCATCCTTTGAGTTCTTTTGCCTGATGACACCAGTTAATGGCATTGTAAGGTATGACATTGATACGTGCGCAACTGCAGAGGATCAAGCCAAAACATCGTTTAATGATATTTATGAAATGATGGATGCACATTCGGAAATCTATCAAGATAAATGGACGTGGACGAAAGAAAGAATCGTTAACAAAACAACAAAATCTGTTCTACGCTATAGAACAAATAGTCCAAAGTCAAAGCAAGGCTTACGCTCTGGCATGGTATATCTGGATGAGATTGAAGAGTTTGATAGCTGGGGAAATATCAGAGTATTTAGAACGGGATTAGGTAAGCAAAAGTTTGACATGAATGGAAATGCACGCTCTGACCCTAGAAGCTTAATGACTTCTACAAATGGCGATAAGCGTGGCGGACCATTAGATAAATATTTAAATGATGCAGATGAAATCTTGTTTAACGCAGTATTTGATAACGGAACATTATTTTTTATTTACTGTTTGGATGAAAAAGAAGAAGTTCATGATTCTAAAAACTGGATCAAGGCAAACCCGTCAATTGATTACTTTAAGAGTTTAAAGGATGAAATTGAAAAGGAATATGCAGAATATAAAAAAGACCCTGTTACAAATTCTTCGTTCATGTCATTACGTATGAATCTGCCAGTTGAAAAGAAAGAAGACCCAGTTACATCTTGGGAAAATATTCAAGCCACAAATCAAGAACTTCCACCACTGGAAGAACTTCGGAAGATGCCTTGCATTCTGGGTGTGGACTTTACAAAGACTACTGATATGGCAGGGGCATGTTTTACATTTAGAGACTTTGAAAAGAATAAGTATTACACAGTTAAACATGCTTGGTTATGTAGAAAGTCTGGGGATTGGGACCACATCAATCAAGATGCCATAAAAACATTTGAAATGAATGAGTGCTTAACAGTGATTGATGATGTTGAAATCTATCCGGAATTGATTGTTGATTGGGCACTTTCGTTTAAGTTCAATATTGTAATGCTGGCAGTGGATAGTTATAGATGGAGTACATTAAGAGAAGCATTTGAACATGCTGGATTTGATGCAAGCAATAAAGAATTGGTGAAATTGGTTAGACCAAGTGACATTATGCTAGCAATCCAACCAATCAATTCAATATTTGTAAATCACCAGTTATGCGCTGGTGATGATCCGTGCTTTAGATGGTCAATCAACAATACGAAGTTGATACCTGCGGCAAACGGAAATTACAAGTATGACAAAATAGAACGTCGAAGTCGTAAGAACGACCTCTTTATGGCATATGTCCATTCAATGACATGTGTTGATAAATTAGTGGATAACAGACGGTCAACTGTTATTCCTGAAGTTTGGACGTTTTAGAAAGGAGAGGGAGAAATGGGACTGTTTGATTTTTTAGGTCGAAAAAATAACGGTTATTCTATTTTAGAGTTAGCGATAAAATCAGAGGAAATCCGAGATGGTCTTGGAATGAAAGAACTTGCGTTACATATAGCAATGTCAACGATTGCAGATTTATTAAGCAGATGTAAGATAAAACGATATGTCAAAGGCAAAGAGGAACCGAATGAATTTACCTTTGCAATGAACTTATCACCAAATGCAAATATGACTGCTGCAGAATTCTGGCAAAAGGTTATAAGAAATTCTTACGAGTGCGAAAATGGAGCAATTGTAATTCCATATGAAAGAAATGGATTTATGAATTATCAAGTAGCAGATAGTTACGCGATAAAAAAATATCCAATGAAAGAGAATAAGTATAGTGGAATTGTGATTGATACTTTAACACTAAACAAGAATTATTCAGAAGGTGATATTTTCCACTTTAATTTCGAAAATATCGAATTAAAGAAATATGTTGAAATTATGTATTCTGAATATGGCGAATTGATGAAATTTGCTTTAGAAACATATAAGAATAAAAATGGCATGAAGCTTCTACTTGAATTAGAGTCTGTTAAGACTGGAAGTGAAGAGGATGAGAAAAAATATAAAGAACAACTAAAGGAAAGCATGAAGTCATTTATGACATCACCTAATGCTGTAATGCCGAAATATAAGGGAACATCAATTACAGATTTTGCAAAAGGTTCTTCACAAAATTCTGATGATATTCGTAATTTAAGAAAAGATATATTCGACACCGTTGCACAGATATTCAAGATTCCACAGTCAATTTTCTATGGCAATATCACGAACTCTGATCAAGTGTTTGATGAAATGATAACTCTAGTTATTGCTCCGCATGCGAAAGTAATAGAACAAGAGTTAAATAGAAAGACGATTTCTTATGATGAATATATCAAAGGAAATCGAATTGAGATTGATACAAGTACTATCAAGGTACAAGATATATTGAAACTATCTGCAAATATTAGTGGGCTTGTTGGCTCTGGCGCATATAGTCCAAATGATGTTCGAGAAAAACTTGGAGATGCCAAGATAAATGAAGATTGGGCAAATGAATATTACATGACCAAAAACTATGCAAACGCAGATGACATTTCGAAAGGTGTAAATGAATGAAAAAATATTATGATTTAGTAACGACTGGCCAAACGGCAGAAATTTGTATTTATGGCGATATCACATCATGGCCGTGGACAGATGGTGATACATCAGCAGTTGGGATGGTTCAGGCAATCAAGGGATTACCTGAAAATATTTCTAACATTAACATTCGCATTAATTCATATGGTGGTGAAGTTGCAGAAGGTCTCGCAATCTATAACACTTTAAAAACATGTGGAAAGCATGTAACAACTACGATTGATGGATTTGCGTGTTCTGCTGCATCGATGATTTTCATGGCAGGCACGGAAAGAATTATTAATAACTCAAGCTTGTTAATGATTCACAATGCGCTTACCTATACAGTTGGTAATGCTGACCAATTGCGAAAAGAAGCGGATGATTTAGAAAAAATTAATGAGCAGATTATCAAAACATACATGGAACATGTCAACATCACAATAGATGAAGTTAAGAAAATGATGGATGATGAAACGTGGATTACTCCAGAAGAAGCACTCGAAAAAGGATTCGCTTCAGAAATTGGAAATGTTCCAGAATCAGAAAATGTGATGAATTCTGCAAGAAAATTGATTTTTGATTCATTGGTTAAAAATAAACCATTAAATAAAATCGAAAATCAAGGACAAATTGAAGTACATCTTGATGAAGATGGAATACACATTCAAGCTACAAATGAAGTGCCGGAACAAAAAACGATGTTAGGCACTTTTTTAAATGCAATCATCAAATAAAAAAGAAAGAGAGGATTTTTAGATGATTAAAACAACAGCAACATACAACGAAAGAGTTAACGCACTTCTCGCATCTATGAAGGACGGTGACGAGACACAAGTACAGGATGCACTGAAGGGATGGATGGAAGAAATCCAGAATAACATTCGTGCAGATTTTGAACAGTATCAAGAAACACAGGATCAATCAATTTTAGATAGACGCGGAATCCATGCGTTAACTTCAGAAGAAACAAAGTTCTACAATTCTTTAATTGAAAGTGTGCGTAACAATAAGGTATTAAATTCAACTAATGCAGGTCCTGCTTTACCTGTTACAGTTGTAGAGCGTGTACTTGAATCTGTTAAGAAGGACCACCCATTAATCAACGCAATCAATCCAACAGTTGTCGGAGCAATTACTAAGATTTTAAAGAGAAAAGGAAAGTTAGCGAAGGCTGTTTGGGGAGAAATTACAGATGAAATCAAGACAGAAATCAAAGGTGATTTAGCAGTTGCCGATTTAGTTGCGGCTAAATTAACAGCATTCTTACTTTTATCTCAGGATTACATCGAACTAGGACCAACATGGTTAGATGCATATGTTCGTCAATGCTTAGAAGAAGCTTTAGCACTTGGAATTGAAGATGGTGTAATTAATGGCACTGGCGTTAAGCAACCAGTTGGTTTAATTCGTGATATCCATGAGGGCGTAAGTTTCAGCACAACTACTGGATATCCTGAAAAAACACCTGTTGTTGTTAAGTCCTTTGACCCAAAGACATATGGCGAATTAATTGCTAAGATGTCAAAGACCGAATCAGGAGAATCACGCGTAATCACAAAGGTGATTTTAGTTGTTAACCCAACAGATTACTTCCAAAAGGTTATGCCTTCAACAACTGTATTAACCGCATCCGGTGCATATGTTAGTGATGTATTCCCATTCGCTACTGAAGTATTCCAATCTGCAGCAGTAGCAGAAGGAAAGGCAGTTCTCTTCGTTGAAAAGTCTTATATTTTCGAACTTGCAACAAGAAATAAGGATGGAGAAATCTTAACTTCTGACGAGTACAAGTTCTTAGAAGATTTCCGCACATACAAGATTCGCTTACTTGGCACAGGTATTGCAGAAGATAATACATGCGCATTGCTACTTGATATTTCTGGTTTAGCACCACTATATTTAACAGTTAAACAGCTACCTGCTGCCTAATTGCTAAATGGATAGAGATTATCTAAAAAGAAATGTTGATACTGTCAAGCCAGCCGCAAAGCTGGCTTGCAATATCACATGGGAAGAACCAGAAACAAATAGCAAGTTAGAAGAAATTATTAAAAATAGCATTGTAACAATCTGCGACATGCTAGGCAGTGATGAGATTGATTTTGAAAATGATATTCGCTCAAGAGAACTTCTGATTAATTACATTATTTATAAATGGAACAATGTTCCTGAACAGTTCCGTACAAACTATATAAGCGACATCTTAGAATGTAGAAAGAAAGTTCAGCTAGAAAAATTTGTTCCTGAAGGTGATTCTTAATGAAATTCAAAAATGATATCAACACCTGTAATTCTGGCATTGTTTCAATTGGAACAGATAAGAAAACAAAAACAAAATACGGTGGACAAATCAATGTCAAATCAATTGGTGACCTTGCAAATGTTCACCGATTTTTCTTTGAAGAACTTTCGAAACGCGAGCGTGACTATCTAATGATTTCTGCATTGGGACATTCACTATCAATGAAAATCAAAATTCCATTTAATACATTAGTAAAGTCGAAACAATATGCGGTCATTGGAAAAGATTTATTCACAATATCATATATTGATCATGATAAATATTGTGAGAACTTATTCCTGTATTTAGAAAGCGTGACAAAAGATGAGTAGAGATTCACTTCAAGAATTGCATGATGCATTAGCTAGTGTTGAAAAAAATTTAGCGTATGGGACAGAAGATCTGGTTGAAATTGAAGTTTGGGATTACATGATATTCGGAAGAGACACATTGCAAATTAATGGGACATCTGGAAGAGATTATTCAGATGTTTATTTTGTAATGATTGTTCGAGAAAACTATGTTCCAAATGAATTGATTCAAGAAGTTATTAGCAAAGTTACAGAAATACCAGGATTCAGAATTGTTTCTGGTGATCATCAGTTTGATTATGCTCGCATTGGAAACACAAAAGCAGTCGCAGAAAGCATTACGTTAAAATTTGCAAAGGCTAATAAAAATTATGCCGTATATCAAAAGTGATTTTAAAGCTGCGGAAAGACTGACAAATGCAATTAAAGGATTTGGAGATGGCGCAGAAAAAACCATTAATGAATATCTTTGGAATGATGCTCCTGAAATTATTGAAAGCAATATAGCTTCGCGTTTTCCTGTCTCCGGAAGGAATTGGAAAAAGAAAATCAAAAGTGCATCATCCGCTGGTATTAAAGGCGTTTTTGACCAACCAAAAAAAGGGAATTTATCTGTTACGGTCATAACGCGAAAAGCATATAACTATCTATACTATCCTGATGATGGAAGCAATACGCGAAATCACCAGGGTAATCAGCACTTCATGCAGAAAGGTGCGGAAGATAGTCAAGAACAAATCGTTGATGCTCTAGTTGAGCGTCTATCTAAGAAAGTAGAGGAATAGATAAATGAGCAAATATGAAAATGTATATTCAGATTTTGAAGTAACAAAAACATCATTCAAGCCAAAAGGAGCAACTGCTTTTATTGAAAACAACTGTGTAGGCAGTTTGGAGATTCAGGAAACTGTAAGAAATATCACTAAGAAATGTCGTGGAGTAGTTGTAAAAAATCGCACTAAACATGGCGGAACTATTGAAGGAACATTGAAACTCCATATGAAGTGGGGCTTGTATAAAACATTGTTCGGATTAAATTCTGATGGATTAAAAGAAGGCATTAATTCTCTTAATAGAGATAAGTCTGTACATCCAGAATTTACGATGGTAAACGAAGTTCGTGACGAAGATGGAACTGTTAAGCTTCTTGCGTTCCCTTGTTGCGTTGCTAGTGAAGGCGCGAAGAAGTCAATTGAAAATGGAGCAACAGAAGTTGTTGAAGTTGAAATGAAGTTTAGTGCTTCAGTTGATGAAATCGGAAACACTATGTATGAAGCAATTGTACAAGAAATCACAGATGAAACTGTTAAAACAAAGTGGATGACAGAGTTCTCAACTGAATTAGTAAAGGTTGCGGCGTAGTATGGCTAAGAAAAATACAAAAGTTGAAAATGACGTAACAGAAAAAGAACAAACTATTGAATATCAAGTTGTTGCGACATTCTTCGATAAACACACAAACGAGGAACACACATCAGGGAAACGTTTATCTTTGACGGAAGAACGCGCGAATGAAATTCTAGATGTTCAGTCAAGACTTGGATACAACTTAATCGAAAAGGTAGAAGATGGAGAATAAGATGATCAAGCAAGTTAATACAACATTAACATTAAGTGATGGAAAAAAAGTAAACTGTGTTTTGAACATGGTTTCTCTTTTTAAGTTGGAGAATGCTAGACCTGAAATTTATGAGCAAACATCGCAAGGCATGAATGGAATCACAAAAGATAAGAATCATGCTGCTGTAGACGTTTTATATGGCTCATATTTATGCGGTAATATCGACAATATCGATTCATGCATGAATAAGTCTGAATTCATTGAGAAATTGCCTGTATACAGCGATATGATGACTGTTGTCGGAGAACTTTTAGCTGGTAAAAAAAAGTAAAATTTGAAGAAGCGTTCAAAGCAAAAACTCAAAAAATGCCAAGACATTTTTCAATGCCAAAAATAGAGTTTGAAAGTGTAGAAGATTACTACACTTTTTATGTGCTTATTTTAGGCGTTCCTGAAGAAGTGTTTTGGCATTTTCCTTATAAATCCTTAATGAAAATTGCGGATAACTACACTGCATACAAATCGTGGGAGAAATGGATTGAGTACGAAAGAATGCAGAAAAAATAAAAAGAAAGAGAGGTGAAGCAAATGGCAAAAAAGAATTCTGCTGAAATTAAATTCAGTGCGGATATAGGCGATTTTACATCCGGCATTAAAACGATGAACGATAATATCAAAGTGTATAATGCTCAATTGAAATTGAACTCTACGCAACTGAAAGGAAATTCAGAAGATATAAACCTCTTACAACAAAGAGTATCGCTTCTTACATCTAAATATGATGCATCAACAGAAAAAGTTGAGAATACACAGAAGGCTTTGGATGAAGCAAAGCGTGTTTTTGGTGAAAACTCTGATGAGGTGCAGAAGTGGACCAAGAATTTAGCATATGCTCAAACAGAACAAGAAAATATCAATCAAGAACTGACAGCTGCTAAAGGAAAACTTGAAAGTGCTGAACAGGCTTTGAACAGTAACGCGAGTGCTACTGAAGATTTGGCAAATAAAACAAAACAATCTGCTGAAGAACAGACTGAAGCTAATACAAAGTATTTAGCAACAAAAGATGCTCTTGATCAGATTGGTGATGCGGCCAAAAATGCTGCTGATAAGCTTGTTGATTTCGGCAAAAGCACGCTTGAAGCTAGAAATCAAACTGATAAAGCATTAGATACAATTCAATTTGGCACAGGAAGAACAACAGCAGAGATGGCAGGACTTGAAACAGCCTTGAAGAATATTGTTAAAACAATTCCTGTTGCTGATATGAATGATCTGGGAAATGCAATGGCTACTGTTGCAACAAAGTGTGACTTAACGGATGAAGAAATCGAACCGTTAATGATGCATGTTGCACAATTATCCAAGATTTCTGGTGAGTCCGCATCTAGTATTACTGACTCGATGATTTCTATGAGCATGGCTTTTGGAACAGAGTATGATAAGTCACTTGACATCATGATGCAGGCATCACAAATGTATGGTGTATCATTTAATGAATTATCTTCTATGGCTTCATCTACTGGTGCTGCATTACATGACATAATGGGTTTGTCGCTAGAACAAGTCACAAGTTTGATGGGATATTTTGCAGCATCTGGTGTTGATGCATCGCAAGCTGTCGCTGGATTGATGAAGGCAACAAAAAACATGTCTGAAGACGGAACGGCAAGCGTCGAAGCATTTAATGAAGTTCTTGCGAAATTATCTTCTGGACAAATGTCTGCAGCTGATGCGCAGGAAATATTCGGTGCGAAAGCACAGAACTTTATCGCAATGCTACAATCATCAGGAGTTTCTTCAATCGACATCATGAGCAAATCTTTAGAAAATCAAACAGGAGCATTATCAATAGTTTCTGGAATGTATGATGAGATGAAGGACTCTAGCGATGACATGGTTGTGGCACAACAGAAAGCACAACAGACATTGAGTGATTTAGGCGAATCAATTTTAACAACATTGACGCCTGCAATCTCCAATTTCTCTGACATGATTTCTGCCATTAATGATACGTGGAATAGCCTTAGTCCTGAAGCGCAGAATGCAATCGTTACAATTGGAGAAATCGTAGTTATTATCGGAACTATGATTGGCGTACTTTCAACGCTGCAAAAGGGGATCATGGCGGTTAACTTTGTGATGATGGCCAATCCTGCAGCGCTTGTCATTGCTGGAATAGTCGCGCTGATAGCAATCATCATTGTTCTTTGGAATAACTGTGAAGGATTCAGAAATGTTGTCATGACTGGGATCGACATTATTTCAAATGGTGTTAAATCTGTTGGAGATTTTATTGGTGGTGTATTTGGTGGCATCGGAAGCACGGTTCTTGCTGTATGGAATGGAATTAGTGGTGGGGCATTAGCACTTTGGGATGGAATCAAAAGCGGATTTCAGAGTGGTGTTGATTTCGTAAGAGGATTATTTAATTTTCATTTCGAATGGCCACATATTCCATTACCACACTTTTCCATTAGCGGAAGTATCAATCCGCTAGATTGGCTAAAAGGTGGTTTGCCTAAAATTGGTGTTGAATGGTACGCGAAAGCTATGGATCAACCTTATGTATTTAACCAACCATCTATCATTGGTGTAGGCGAAGCTGGCGCTGAAATGGTAGTTGGTAAGAACTTTGTGTATGAGCAGGTGCAAAGCGCCTTAAGTAGTTTAGCATTTGGAAATATCTTTGATTTATTTAGCAGACTCATGTCTGTAATGGATAGACCAATTAATCTATATGTGGATGACAATAAGATTGCTGAAGCAACTGCTACAGCAGATGATAGAGTATCTGCTAGTCGCGTTAATCTCATGGAAAGAGGGCTTGCATTATGATAAATTTGGCTGGTAACTTGCAAAATGGAATCACAATAAATGGCAAGCACTCTTACAGGGATTTTGGCTTATTTGTTAGTAAAAAAGTGGTTGAAATGCCAAGTGTTAAACGCATTCGAGAGACAGTGCCGTATATGAATGGTTCACATGATTTTTCAAAATTGAATGGTGAACTTACATATGAGGATAGAATCATTTCGTATACATTCGATATCACCGGAAATAATGCGGAAGAAATGAACAAAAAGAAACATGATGTGTCTGCGTGGCTTTGTGCAGTTCATGAAGAAGATATCCAAGATGATGATTATCCGCATTTACATTTCGTTGGCTCATACCATGAATCAGATTGGGAAGAAGATGATGGCCAAGGAGAGCTAACAATTAAATTCATCTGCAAGCCGTACATGTATGCAAATGCTGAAACAGTAATTGAGCTTGCGGCAGGAACGAATGTTTCATTAACTGTTCAAAATGACAGTGATCACCGAGTTGTTCCAATCGTTGAAACAAGTGATACTTTGATGATTCAAGTTAGCGGAAAGAAATATGTCATTTCAGGAAGCGGAAAACATCAATTATTCACACTTGAAAAAGGGAACAATCAAGTGATGTATACACTCACAGGAAATGCTAAGATTCGTTTCCGCAAAGAGGTGTTCTAATGTATATTGTTAAACTGATTAATGGTGTAAATGAAACCATTATTCATGGAAATATTGAAAAAATCACCAATGGGAAAATTAAGGAAGAAATCAACGCGATTCCTTCCTTTTCCTTTTCAATCTATCCGAATAATGTTGGATACCAACTGTTGACCCCATTCTATACGAAAGTTGAAGTATACGATGAGAAACATCAGCACATTGCTTTTGATGGTCGTGTTCTTGTTGTTGAGCCATCAATGGATTCTAGTGGCTTAATTTTAAAGAGAGTTACATGTGAAGGGAAATTAGCTTATTTGAATGATACTATTCAGGAATATTGTGTTCCGAAGAATTGGACCACCAAGGGGCTTCTACAGCAAATTTTGAAAGTGCATAATGCGAGGGTTGACGTCTCAAAAGTAATCAATCTAGGGAATGTGCAGGCTGTAGATGCAAACGACAATATCTATGTTGGAATTCAATATGACTCTTCGTGGAAAACGTTGGTTGAAAAACTGGTGAAGAAATCTGGTGGCGAATTCCAATTTAGAAACGTTAACGGAACTCTTTATCTTGATTATTTAAAACAGACAGGTGAAGAAAAGAGTACATCAATTGTTTTAGCGAAAAACATGCAATCAATTACACAAAAGATTGACTCTAGTTCTCTTATCACTCGTTTATATCCATATGGAGCAAAAATCAAAGCGAAGGATGAATCAGGAAACGAGAAGGAGACAGAAGAACGTCTATCAATATCTTCTGTAAATGGTGGAAAGCCATATGTCGAAGATGAAGAATATCTTTCGCGTTATGGGGCGGTTGAAACAACACAATTCTGGGATGACGTAAATTCTTTAGAAATTTTGAAATCAAAAGGCGTAGCATGGCTGAAAGAAAATAACCGTATCACGGTTAGCTATGAAATAGATGCATTTGATCTTTCGCTTATTGATGTTGATTCTGATGAATTGACAGTTGGAAACATCTATCCTGTAAGAAATGAATTATTGGATATCGATGAAAAATTAAGAGTTATTTCTCGCACGATTGATGTTATTGAGCCACATAAAACAACATTGGAATTTGGCAGTAAAAAGCAGACTTTAACGAATATGCAGACAAGCATTAATCAATATGTTGTAGAAACTGTTGAAAAAAACGTAAAAGCAAATGCAGAAATTACACAGTCAAATATTGATAACACAAGAAAATATGCGGCTGAAATTACCGAAGATGCAAAATCTACTGTTGTAAAAATGGTCGAATCCACCAACGATGAGCTGAAAGAAACAAAACTGAAGGTTAAATCAAATGGTTCTGCAATCGAAGCAATGCAGAAGAACGTTGATTCGTTTGATGGATCTCAACTATCCGGAAATAAGATTTATTATCTACAAACAAGCGTTACAGGAGAGCCAAGCAAAGAAAGCACTAAATGGTCAACAGTAAGACCTGCCAGTATTTCTGGACAGCATATGTGGATGATGGCAGCTGATGTTTTAAAAAATGGAACTGAAATCAAACACACACCGGTTGATTTGACTGGTCAACCAGGAGAAGCTGGCCGTGGTATTGTTGGGAACCCGAAGATAACATATCAAGGCAGCGCATCAGGAACAAATGTTCCAAATGGTGAGTGGTTAGAAGAACCACCACTGTTGAGTGATGGAATGTATTTGTGGATCAAAAAGACGACATCGTATTCGGATGGAACATCATCCGATGAATATGCGGTTACCAAAAACGGAAATACCGGTTCTGTGGGGGTTGGAATCAAAGATGATCCAATTCGTGAATACTATCTTTCAGCATCAAAGACGGAATTAAATGGTGGTGAATGGTCGGATATAAAACCACAGGTTATAAACGATAAATTCATTTGGACCAGATACAAAATAACGTATACGGATCTGCATGTTGGATATACATCACCTTCTTATGATGATGCTTTGGATAGATTGTATGAAGTTTCATATTCAAATAAATCAGCAATCGAACAATTGAGTAATTCTGTTAATCTGTCAGTTCAGGAAACAACAGCAATCAAAAAATCATTGCAATCAACAAACGATGATCTACATGCATTAGAAGTACAGACACAACAATATGCAACTAAGGCTGAATTGCAATTGACGAAAGACAGTATTAGTCAAACATTAACTGAAGAGATAGACGGTAAAACCGCTGTTCTAAAACAAATCAAGCTGCAATCAGACGGCATGCATATTCAAGGTAAAGAGGGTTCAACAACTGAACAGGTGCTTGACGAAAAATCATCAAAGATTGTGGTTAATGGGAAAGTCATGGTTGATGTCAATTCTACCGAAACACGAGTGCAGTCATTAAAAGCAGAGGGGAACTTTGCAACAGGCGCGCACAAATTTAAACGCGGAATGATGAAAGAAATCAATGGTGAAACTGTTGCATGCACGAATATATATTGGATTGGGGGTGAATAGTTATGGCATATACAGGTGATTTGCAGGTAATACCTCCAACTGGCAGAGGTAGAATGAATCTACATGTGGAGTGGTATGAATATCTTACAAATATTGCAAATAATACTACCAATATCCACATAAGTGGCTATATCTATAACCCTGATAGGGCAACGCTATTTGATACTTATGATAATGGTCACGGCGTTATCAGACTATACTGGCACGATAATCGACAGGGCACGAAATACTTAAGTGCGGACACAGTTGTAACAGTTCTTGCAGGTTATCAAACTATAAATGTGTCAGGCGACATCGTTGTTACACATAATAATGACGGTTCATTACTTGGATATGGTGGTATCGAATGGGTGAAAGAATCATCACTGAACTGGATGCCTGAAACATGCTTTGTCAATACAGGCGGATATATCGCATTAACGACTATTCCAAGAGCCGCAGCAATCGATGATTACTCATTGGATAATATAAAAGGCGAATATTCAGTAACATATACAAGAAAAAATAGTGCATTTAGAGAAAAACTAAACATCGCTATTATGGGTATAAAGTTTATCAAAACCGTACAGGATTATACGAGCGGAACAGTTATCAAATTGAATAGTGCTGAATGGGAAGATATATACGAAACAACAAAAAATCTTGATAAAGGGCGATGCAATATTGGAATTTTACTGGAAACATGGACATCGGATTTCAAAACAAAGATAGGCGAATCGGTTGCCTATACAAAAGAACTCACGATTACGGATTCTCCAACACTTGATAGTGTTGTTGTGTCAGACGAGGGAGTTGCAAAACCTTTTATCCCAAATGTATATGAATGCATGTCTTTATTATCTAAGAAACGAGTAAAAGTATCAGCGAGTGCTAAAAAACATGCAACGATTAAATCAATCACTGTAAGTGTTGGAACTTTTAATAAAACAGTCAATACAGCAACAGCGGATGTTTTGTTTGATGGCTTAACGAATGCAAATAGTGAGATCACGTACACGATTACCGCTACAGATAGTCGAAACAATGTGACAACTTGGACACAAAAGGCGAAGTATCATCAATATGTTAGACCGTCCATAATCAGCTTGAATGTGGCTCGTAACGGTGCAGAAAGTAGCAACGGTGCAATCAGCGCCGATGGCGAATACTGGCAAGGTAAGGTTGGTAATACAACAAACGCAATCAACATCACCATTACAGGCAGTGCTACTGGTAATACATCAGGATTACTCAATGCAAATAAATGGTCTGCAACTAAGCCGATTGGTGGTGCAAATCCAAACCAAGCATATACATATACATTAATTGCCACCGATAGATTTGGGCAGTCGATTAGTAGAGATATAACGCTTGCTATCGAAAAAGCGCTAATGCAGCTCGGAAAAAAACAAGTTGACGTGAATGGAAACTTTTGTGCAGAAGCGTTTTATTTAAAGAGGAACAACACCTATCAAAGATTGATAGATTTTTTCTATCCTGTTGGTGCGATTCTCATGAATGAGAATAAGGACTACGATCCAAACATCATTCTTGGTGGTAAATGGGAAAAGATTGAGGATAGATTCTTAATTGGTGCAAGCAAAAACACACCTATTAAGTCACAGGGCGGTAGTTTCACTCACTCTCATGGTAGTCTAGATGGGAGAAATGGCAACCTTGCTGCTGCCATTGGTGCAACTAATAACAATCCTAATGTAATAGGATATAAAGCTGTAAATGATACAAATATAGGTGCTTTAGGCAATGCCACCTATGTTGTTGCGGGCGGTAGTATAGGATTCGCCAGTTGGAATCATTTTACTGCTGTTGTTGGTCAAACCGCCTCTGATACTACAGCACCACCTTACTATGCAGTAAACTTTTGGAAAAGAATAGAATAAGAAAGTGAGGTAAAAATGGAAATTAAATTAAAAGATGGTGGAAATTTTAAAATCAACTCATATCAAAAAGATAGTTTTGATATGGTAATTCCATTAAACAAAATCTATGATACGGCTATTTTGATGAGTCAAAACAATGTTTCACATGCTAAGATCGTAGACTATAGTATTGAGAATGAAAACGTAATTTATGAATTTGAAACCGTAAAAATGTTAGGTTTTGAAACTAAAGTAATTGATAGTGATAATGTATCTATTAGATTTACTTTTGAAGAAATTCCAGCAGCAGAAATAGAATTAGCGAAACAGAAAGCAGAATCAGAAGCAGTAGCACATTTTATCGCATTGGGTTTGCAAAATGCCGATGTCAAAGACGTAATCAAGTGGGCGAAGTTCCTAGATGACTGGAATGCGTTCAAATTTCCTTATAAAAAGGGAGAGCGCTTCAAATACAAAGGCAATCCGTATGAGGTTGTTGAAGCAGTCACATCAAGCGAGTACAATACTCCAGATAAAGACAGTAAGCATTACAAACTGTTAAAAGCAAGTGAGAACAGCCAAGATAAGCCAAAAGTTGAAATCAAGCCGTGGGACGAAAAAGTCACTTACAACAAGGGCGATTTAGCAATCGCACGCGGAATTGTGTTTATATCCAACATAAACAATAACAAGGGCAATGAGCCAGGCTTCGGTAATGCCTGGGATTATTACAAAGAAAATTAAATATTGCTATTAAGGCGACCGAATGTGGCCGCCTTTTTAGATAGAAAAGAGGATGAATCATGAATGAAGATTTGGCTTTAACAGCAGAGCAGTTAGAAGAGTTAAGCAACAATAAAGCAGAGAAAGTAGAGAAAGTAGAGGAATAATTTATGGGATATTCAGCTTTAACCAATGTAGCAATCATGAGTCCTAATCATTCAGGATCACGTTACAATTCAATCTCAAAGATTACTATCCACCATATGGCTGGCAATCTTTCAATCGAGACGTGTGGTAACGTCTTTTTAAATCCAAACAGACAGGCATCATCCAACTATGGAGTTGGATCAGATGGTCGAATCGCATGTTATGTCGATGAAGAAAATCATCCGTGGACATCCGCCAACTGGGACAACGATGATCGTGCAATTACTATCGAAGTTGCGAATAGTGAGACTGGTGGCGATTGGCCAATCAGCCAAGCAGCATATGCATCGCTAATTCGTCTATGTGCAGATATCTGCAATCGCTACGGAATCTATCCTTATTACGATGGAACGCCTTCAGCAACATTGACGGAACATTGCATGTTTGTAGCAACAAATTGCCCTGGTCCTACGATTCATAGTATGCAGGTAAATCATGTTATCGAAAATGACATTCGCGCAACTATGGCAGGTGGTGTAGTTAGTTCTCCACAATCAACTCAACCAGTTGGTGGTGATGTTGAAGACTTAGCACTTAGAGCAATTGCAGGTGAGTTTGGCAATGGTGATGCAAGACGTGCCGCATTAGGCGATATGTATGGTGCGGTTCAAGCACGCATCAACGAAATGTATGGTGGTGTTGTGGCAACAACTGACTACTCTATTGATGCTATTGCTTATCGTGTTATCGCTGGTGAGTTCGGTAACGGTGTAGACCGTATCAATGCATTAGCTGCAGCAGGATATGACAACGTAGCAGTACAACAGCGTGTCAATGAAATTCTTCAAGGTGGCGATAATACAGCTTCAGCACAAGATGACATGAGTGCTGTTGCCGAAGCGGTCTACCGCGGCGACTATGGCAATGGTCAAGAGCGTATTAACGCATTACGTGCGGCTGGATACGATCCAGATGCTGTGCAACGTGCAGTAGACCAAATTTATTATGGAATGTAGGAGGAAATAAAAATGGAAAAATTAGATAAAGTATTAGGAATGAGCGGTGAGGCATTTGGATACATCGCCCTTATTTTCGGAACAATAGCGACTGCATTAGGGGGAAGCGATCAAATGTTAATTACACTCATCTGGTTTATGGTAGCAGACTTTGTTACAGGCCTTATTACGGCAGGTATTTTCAAAGCCTCTCCAAAGTCCGAGACTGGTGCATTGGAGAGCAGGGCATCACTTAAAGGATTATTCCGTAAAGGCGGAATCCTTCTAATGGTATTTATATCTGTGCAGCTTGATAAAGTAACAGGTATGGAACTAATCCGTAATGCTGTCGTTACAGGATTTATCGCAAGCGAGGGAATTTCGATTATCGAGAACCTCGGATTGATGGGATTGCCAATGCCGGCAATAATTGTAAAAGCATTAGATACTTTAAAACAAAAAGCAGATGCACAACAAATTGCTGAGAAGCCAAAAGAATAAACACGAGCCTACTCTCTTAAGTGAGGGTAGGCTCGTTTTTTATACAAAAAAATAAAATATTTCGTAAAAACACTTTACATAGTGCCGTCATTATGTTAATATATAAGTGTAGAAAGGAGGTAAGATGAAAAACAAAATAAAAACCGATGAGATGAAACGCCTCACACGCGATTTCCTCGTCGGTGTCGTATCAGGAGTTATTGCTGGACTCATTACTTGGTGGATTACCAGGTGATACCAGCCAGGGGCGAAAGCCCCTCTCCTTTATTAAATTATATTTGTTTTT